GTTCTTCCATCAGGTTCAATAGTTCGTATTCGTAAGATCAAGAACCGATGGGAATTGAAACAGATCTCCCCTAAAGGAAAATTCAATATCTACAGTTTCGGAAAATTCACAATGTACATTCCGAAAAATCGAAACCCGTTTTTCAATGTGGAGAAAATCAGAAGTCGAAATGGCCATGATGTGATTACTCATTCGGTCGCCTCTTAACTCAAATCAGAGCTGGGCCTAGGAAACCCAGCTCTATTTTTCCCCTCCTATCAAAAAAAATTACTATCATAATTTTTTTCTATCATAAGGAGTCGCTTTGCGACCCTATCATATTAATTAACTATCATATAGTGTCGCTATGCGACCTATCATATTTTATCTATCACATGGCAAACCCTAGCAATCTGCTAAAACTGCCAGAACAAAATTGGAACCAACCATGAAATTATTAGATACAAACAATGCTAACACCAAGATAAAGAAAACCCAAGATGATTTTAACAAATCAGAAACTAAAATACGTCTTGCGTCTATGTCATTAAATCCTAGCAATACTGCTATTTGTCCTATGCAAGATGTTGCACAATGCAAAGCACCTTGTTTGAATGGTTCTGGCATGGCTAAAGTGTTTAGCTCAGTTAAAAAAGCTCGTACTGCTAAAACTAATTTCTACTTAGACGATAAGGAAAGCTTTATCATTCAGTTAAAGAATGAATTAACTAATTTTGAAAAGCTTTGTAAAAAGCAAAACGTTCAACCGTATGTCAGGTTAAATACTATTTCTGATATCCAATGGGAATTAAAATCTAATGGTTGCATTCCACAATCATTCCCTAATATTCAGTTTTACGATTATACCAAAATAGCAAAACGACTAGGCAAAACGCCAGACAACTATGAATTGATGTTTAGTTATTCCAATGCATCTGCATACCAACAGTCTGTTAGAAAAGCACTAAAAACAGACGTTCCTATATCAGTAGTTTTTTTCGGTGATATGCCTACTCATTTTATGGGAAAAGAAGTAATAGACGGTGACGAGTCAGACATTGTAAACTTGTCGCATAAAAATAAAATTGTCGGACTGAAATATAAATCAGTCGGAGCTGGTGTTGATCCAATGGATAGTGCTTTCATAGTTGATGGAGAAGACCTAGAAATAGCCAGTCGGTGGAGACTATGAGTCAGATTGATGGACTAATAACACTAGTGATATTACTAGCTGTTTATTTCTTATTTATTTATATTCTTAATAGAGCCTTGGGAGACTAACTTAAAAACTGGTAGGAGTCTTGAACCAAAAAATTCGAGATTCCTATCAAAAATTTTCTATCATGTGTCGCTTTGCGACCCTATCATATTTGTTATCTATCACGCATCACATTTGTAATCTGCCACACCAAAAAAATCTATCATTCTGCCAAGACAAAAAATAAATAAAGTAGTTTACATAGTATGTTGATTGTGTTATTATTCGGACTATTAATATTATTATTTATTGGAGAAATACATGAACATATTCTTTATAGACAAATGCCCTGTTATGTCAGCTATACAACTATGTGACAAACACGTTGTTAAAATGGTACTGGAGACTGCCCAGATGTGTAGTACTGCCATACATCATTGGTGTTGGGGTGATGAGATGATCCTTGACCATGTGTATAAGTCTGCCTACAAGAACCATCCCATGACTGTATGGGTACGAGAGAATGATGCCAATATGTTGTGGGCTGTACTGCATGGACTAGCTATAGGTAGAGAGTACAAGTATAGGTATGGTAAGGATCACAAGAGTACGACTATCTTACAGAATATTGCAGGGTATATGTTCCATGACAACTTTGATGAGGACTATACATTGCATACAGAACCACCACAATGTATGCCTGATGAGTATAAAAGACTTGACTATGTAGAGGCTTATCGTGCATACTACAGAACAGACAAAGCACACATACTTAATTGGACAAATAGACCACAACCAGATTGGATATAGTATGGAAACTAAAGAATATGATGAGCCAGAATATATTGAAGAAGTTGAAAAACATTTTAGAATGTTAAACTTAGGGGATACCAGTCAAATGCAACATATGTATGAAGTAGTACAGATACCATACGAGGCTACAAAGGATTGGATATTAAATATACATTATGCCAAACGTATGCCATCAATCAGTTATGCCTATGGTCTGTATCGTTATGATGAGATGGTGGGCATGGTATCTTATGGTAGTCCTGCATCACCTTGGTTGTGTAAAGGCATCTGTGGTGAGGAACATAAGTCTAATGTCATCGAGTTGAACAGGTTGGTACTCAAAGATAACCTACCCAACGAGGCATCGTTCTTAGTGTCTAAGTCATTGAAACTATTACCTAAACCCAAGGTAGTTGTATCGTATGCCGACACTGCCCAAGACCATGCAGGTATCATCTACCAAGCTACTAACTTTCTGTTTACTGGTACAACTAAACCTAGAACAGATATAGCAGGTAAGGAGGGTAAACATTCTAGACACCATCTAGGTGACAGAACTAATAGAATTAATCGTAGTGCAAAGCATCGTTATGTATATTTTATTGGTACTAAAAAAGAAAAAAAGATATTGCGTAATGCTTTACGTTATGATATAAAAGATTGGTATCCAAAGTTTTGAAAGGATAAGAAATGACTAAAAAAGAAAAAGCAGAATTATTAATTTTTGATTTAGAGCGTTTGAGATCTGATGATCCATGGGATATAAACGATGATAATATTGAAAGTATGATTAGTCTTATAGAGGAGTTAGTAAATGACTAAGATAGATAACAACTCACAAGCGTATACTGTCGTAGGTGATGTGCTTAGACATAAAGATAAGCTCAGTCATGCACATAAGCCACTGACAGGTGCGCCAATACCTTTTGAGAATAAAGAAGAAGTAAAACCAATAAAAGAAGGACTTGGTAAGTATATCGACATCACAATATGATGTAAATGCTTATGACTTCCCATATTAGGAAAGGAGAGATTAATACTATGATTAACACTGCAATAACTTTCTACTTGTTTATCGCATTACTTGGTGTTACAATAATTGCGATAGCATGGATTTTTTTCTTGACACAAAGAATAAATAAGTTATCATCCACATTAAGAGAAGTTTTAATTAATTATTCAAAGGAGAATAAAGAATGAATGTACTAGAAAATTTTGGTGATGCAGACTTTGATATAGACTTTGCTCCACTAGAAAGATTTCCAGAACGTAAGTATGTTATTCGTACTGATACTGATGAGGCTATCGGTGTTGTTGGTAAGGACTTTGGTGGTGTTAGTCATCCTCAGTTCTTTGGACAAATACGAGAGGCGTGGGCTGAAGAACTAGGGTTCACACATAAGGACTTCTACGACTCAGTAGCATTGGAGAATGATGTCAGTATTGATACCAAAGTATCTCGCAATGGTGCTTGGGCATTAGAGAAGGTAGTATTCAACAATCACAAGGCTACTGTCGAGACAAATAGACACACTACTGAAACTGCTCTGTCTCTGTATGCTTGGCATGGTGTTGATGGATCTACATCTAACAATGTAATCAGTGGTGCGATTGATTTCTTTTGCACTAATGGTATGGTTACTGGTGACTACAGTAAGATACGCAAGAAGAATACTAGGCACTTTGATATGGGTCGTATCACTCACGAGATGGAAGGTATCTATGATCGTTGGGTTGACCACAATACATGGTGTCAGAAGTTAGCAGAGAAAGATGTATCTGTTAATGCACTCAAGACTGCTCTTGAAGATATACTACCAGAGAGAGCATCTAAGAATATGCTTAACTCAGTGCTTGATGAGTTCAGTGTAAGAGGTGCAAATGCATGGGCTGTATACTCTGCATTCACTCAGTATGCTTCACATGAGGATCGTTTCGGCTTTCGACAGACTGCTAATGACAATACTCTGGAGCGTCAGTTCAAGCGTAATGAAGATGTAGCGAAATGGATTGAGCATCCTGCCTTTCTAAAATTGGTTGCATAATGAGAGTAATAAAGCGTAAAGTAAAAGTCTTTGAGGATCATGACGATCTGATCCTTGAAGACTATATTAAAAATATATATAATGATGTTAAACAGAATGAGGATAAAGACAATGCAGAAATCATCCAAGGCTTTGAAGCAATCAAAAAAGAGGAACTTGATGGCGATAGCTTTAGCTGATCCATTATTCCACAAGCGAGTAATTGAGAATAAAAGACGCAAAAAACTATTGGCTAAACGAACTAAACGAGAACTACTTAGGAGTAATATGTAATGCCTATAAGTGATGACGATTACGATCATGTCCAAGCAATAGCTATCTGCCACTCTGATTGGAGTCCAAAAACAGCAGCAAAGGTAGCTAAAGTAATGGGTTTTACTGAATTTGACCAGTACAAAGCAGTATATCGTGCAGGTAAAAAAGCAATAGCAACTTATAAATATAAAGGGAAGATATGGAATGATTGAGTTACCTGACTTTGATAATATGGATGACAACCAAGGCATAAGAGTTAATTGTCCTAGTTGTGGTGGGTATGGTACATTCACTGCTACTAGAGTTGACGGAAGTATTCTGTATAACTGTTATAAAGCAGGATGTTCTGTGTCTGGTAAGAAAGATGTTTTGGGATCAAGCAAGTATGTTAGAGAAAAATCTATCATATCTGCCGAAACAAATAAGTATGAGTTTGAGATGCCAGAACATTTCTCTATCTATTTCCCAAAGAAGATGATTAAATACTGCAATGAGAATAATATTGATACTAATAAAGTACAGCTATACTATGATGTTAAATTAGACAGAGCAGTATTTCCAGTCTTCATGGCACAACCATCTAACTTTGACGTTCCTACTATTTGGAGAAACAAGGTGGTTGATGCTGTTGGTAGGTCTTTGTCAAAGTATAGTAACAATAGAAACTATCCAAAGTGGCATAGGTATGGTAAATCAGGATTACCTTTTATTTGTGGTAATAGTGAGACTTGTTATGTCGTTGAAGATTGTGCATCTGCTGTAGCTGTATCACAGTATGGTACTGGACTTGCATTGCTAGGTACAAATTTATCTGATCCGATACTTGATATTGTAGCAAACTATCCAAGTGTTGTAGTGTGTTTAGATAGAGATGCATCTGCCAAGGCAATAAAAATGAAAAATAGAATTGGACAATTTACTAAATGTGAGGTAAGATTACTTGACGTTGACCCTAAAGAGAAACCAGAAGGAGTATTAGAATGACATTATTTACTAGAGACTTTTCCATGCCTAACAGTCAGACTTTTAGCATGAGGCCCATTAAAGACTTTGTTGAATACTGGATTGGTATGGCATATACTGCTGACAACAGGGATGCACCAGTTATTATAGATCCCTTTGCTAGAGATAGTAAGTATGGTACAATAACTAATGATATAAATACAATTACAGATGCTCAGTATCATATGAAAGCTGATGAGTTTCTGGATATGTTGTTGGATGCAGGGATACAAGCTGATGTTGTCTTGTATGATCCACCATACAGTCCAAGACAGATTAGTGAGTGTTATAGTGCTAGTGGTATAAAGACTACACAACAAGACACACAAAGTAGTTTTTATACTAAAATAAAAGATCGTATCAGACCTCTTGTAAAGTCTGGTGGTATTGTGTTATCATTCGGATGGAACTCGATGGGAGTTGGCAAGAAGTTTGGTAACTATGAAGAAATACTATTGGTAACTCATGGTGGAGCGCATAACGATACAATATGTGTTGCACAAAGAAAGGATACAAACGAATATGTCTAATGATTTATTAGGACTATTTCTATCTCATAACTTCTATGAGAAGAACAGACACTTGATCGCAATGGACTTCTTTGAGAATGAAGCCAAGAAGATCTGGCGTAGCATTGAGTTAGGTCATGCAAGATATGGGCGTGACTTGACCCCTGCTGAAGTAGAACAGGTATTGTTTAGTGAGTTTAGGACTATGACAAGTAGCCAGAAACAAGCTATGATGATGCTGACTAGAACATTATCTAATGATATCGGTGAGGATGTTGCAGAAGATGTTCTCAGGGATCAGTTTAAAGTTTACTTTGGTAGACAGTTAGCTGATCTTGGTATCAAGATGATGGACAACAAGGTGAATGACCTGACCAAGGTTAATGAATTATTGGGTAAGTACGAACAGAACTTTATGCCCAAGGAAACTATACAGGAGATTAAACATGACGTGGCATCTTTACTCCACTCTACTAAAGATGTATCCAAATACAAATGGAACCTCAAAGGACTCAAAGAAATCTGTGCAGGTATCGGACCCTCGACCTTCTCTGCTGTCTTTGCTCTTGTCGAAACTGGCAAAACTGCGTTCTTAATATCTACATTGTTTGGGCCAGATGGTTTCTTGAACCAAGGTGCAAAGGTAATGATACTAGGTAATGAAGAACCTGTAGAGCGTACTGCATTGAGAGCAGTTAGTTCGTTCACTGGCATGACTGACAAAGAGATTGCTAATGATACTATTACTGCACACAATCAATGGGATGTATACTCTAGTCAGTGTGTGTTCTTGAACACTGATGAGGTATCCTCGATGGAGGAACTGGATCAGTTACTAGCCAAGCACAAGCCTGATGTACTAGGCATTGACCAGCTAGACAAGATGCAAGTCGGAGGTACTCATGCCAGAGATGATATACGTTTGGGTGAGATCTATCGTACTGCTAGAACATTATCCAAGAAGCATCAGTGTGCAATAATTGGTGTGTCTCAGGCTAATGCTGAAGCAGATGGTAGAACTGTATTACGTTTTACTCAGATGGCAGGAGCAAGGGTAGGTAAAGCTGCCGAAGCAGATCTTATTATTGGTATAGGTAAAGAGACTGAGGAAGGTGGTTCAGACAATGGACTCCGACATATCTATGTCAGTAAGAATAAGCTAGGTGGTAAGCATGGTACTTGTACTACTGTGATTAAACCAGAAATATCTAGATATATTGATTAATAACTTGACAAACTGATTATTATGTGATATTGAAGTATTCCCCTTCGGGGGGATACACTATCTAGGAGGTATAATATGCTTGAAGGATTAGCTTGTTTAGCACTTAATATATATCATGAAGCTAGAGATCAACCGATAGAAGGTCAGGTAGCTGTAGCTCAAGTAGTAATGGAAAGAGTAAAGAGTAAAAAATATCCTAACAGTATCTGTGAAGTGGTGATGCAAGGCCCAACATACTCATGGTCTATTAATTATCCTATTAGACATAGATGCCAGTTCAGTTGGTACTGTGATGGATTAAGTGACAGACCTAAAGATATGATTGCATATTTAAATTCAGTAGATGTTGCAGAAAAGACTTTACATGGACTGAAAGATGTGGTAAAAGGATCTATGTACTACCACAGTACAAAAGTAAACCCTTGGTGGGCAAAGTATAAGATAAGAGTTAGACAAATTGGGGATCATATATTTTATAAGTGAGGATATTAAATGGATCTACTTAATCATGCGTACATAATAGGAATATGTTTTATAACAGTTTTAATAATGCTATTTGCAGGAGAATAATATGAAAGATAAATATGTAATTGTAGGAAAACCTTGGGGTGGATATGGTCAGTGGGAAGTCGCTTGTACAAAAGCAATGACAAAAAAAACTGCTGAAAAAAGATTAGATTTATATAATTTAGGAGGTGTGCCTGATAATCATTATGATTGGGGTATAAGTCCTACTGGATATTACTATAAAGATTATGCTATTCAAAAACTAAAAGATGATCAGGATTTTAATGATGTAATTAATGATGTTTGGATTTGAGGAGAATAATATGCCGTTTGGAAATAATATAGATTATGCGTTAGTCATAGACCTTGAAGTTGATTTGGGTGAGGATCGTACAGATCCTTCTCCATATAATAAAGACAATACCCTAGCAGCTATAGGTTATACATTCAGATCTTTAGATGGTTCACCTATATGGAACAGTGATGGTGCTGTAAAGATATTGAAAATACCTAAAGATAATTATTATCTAAAAGATTTTATAAAAGCTATGGATGAAGCCACATACGTTGTAATGCACAATGCTAAGTTTGATGTAGCATGGTTGCGTGAGGTAGGTGTGGACTGTAGATCTAAGATTATTGATACTATGATTAATCAGTATATACTCAACAAGGGAATACGAGGTAAGCTAGGTTTGAAAGCACTAGCAGAGGAGTATGACCTTACTCGTAAACAAGCCTCTCTTGCTGACGCATTCAAAGAAGGTTTGAATTACAGTGATATGTCTGATGAAGATCAGCTAAAGTATTTATATCATGATGTTATGGCTACTGCTGAGTTATTTGAAAAGCAAGAGAAGAAGTTTAAACGCAAAGAAAATAAATCTTTGATACCAATACGAGATCTTATGTGTGAGTTCTGTGATGTTCTCACTGATATAGAACGAGCAGGTATGGCTATCGATACTACTGAGATGCATAAGGTTGACCATGACTACCAAGTAGAACAGGCAGAGTTGACTGAGTATCTTAATAGTACAGTTAAGAAACTGGTAGGTGATACACCAATCAATCTTAGTTCACCAGAGCAATTGTCTCAGGTTATTTATTCATACAAGTTAAAAGACAAAAAGACTTGGCGTGATGTCATGAACATTGGGGTAGATGCTAGAGGTAAACCAAAGCGCAGACCTAGAATGATGGAGTCAGGTTTTGTTCGATGTATTGATGAATGTTTTGTTCCCACGTTCAAGACCCAAGCCAAACGCTGTTTGTTTTGTAATGCAAAAGGAACTATACAGAAGTATAAGAAAGATGGTACACCATATAAGAATACAACTAAGTGTGTGCAGTGTGAAGGTACTGGATTTATCTATAAAGAGCTAGGGGATATAGCAGGACTAAAGGTTAATCCTACACTTGCTCTGGCATCAGCAGGAGGATTTAAGACAGACAAGCATACACTAGTAGAACTAGAGAGAGGACAGAACAATCAAGAAGTCAAGAAGTTTCTGAACTCTTTAATAAGATTATCTGCTATTGATACATACAGAAGTTCTTTTATAGAAGGGATCTTCAAGAACATGGTTAATAGTACAGATAATATACTTCATGCCAACTTTAATCAGTGTACTACTGCTACAGGTAGATTGAGTAGTAGTAACCCTAATTTACAGAATATGCCCAAAGGAAAGTTGTTTCCTGTTAGAAAAGCGTTTGTGAGTAGATTTAAGGATGGACAGTTGCTTGAAGTAGATTATTCTCAGCTAGAGTTTAGGATAGCAGGTATCCTAGCCAAGGATGAGAAAATTAAACAGGAAGTAGAGGAGGGGTTCGATGTCCATTCTTACACGGCAAAAGTACTCACTGAAAACGGTGAACCAACAGATAGAGGGGCTGCCAAGGCATCTACGTTCAGACCTCTTTACGGAGGAACGCAGGGTACGTTCGCCCAAAGAGTATACTTTCAAGAGTTCTTTGGAAAATACTCAGGAGTATTCAACTGGCATGAAAAATTGCAAGATGAAGCTATACAAAATGAAACTATTACTACTGCTACAGGTAGGCAGTTTAAGTTCCCTAATGTATATCGTACTAAGCAAGGGAAAGCATCTGTTAAGACACAGATAGTCAATTACCCTGTTCAGTCGGTAGCTACTGCTGATATAGTTCCTCTTGGCGTAATTATGTTACACAAACAGCTAAGAGAACGTAATTTAAAAAGTTTAGTTATCAATACAGTACACGATTCTGTTGTAGTAGATTGTCATCCTGATGAGATTGAAGAAGTCAAACAGGTTGCCAGTATATGTTTAGTTAAGGCACAAGATGAAGCTGAGAAACGATTCGGTCTAGATAAATTTATTCCTCTAGAGGTTGAAATGTCTATTGGAAATAATTGGATGGAACAGGAGGATTGCAATGCTTGATCTTATGGGTGTTCGTTATATATATGTTAAAGATAAGTTTAATTCTTATGAAGAATATAGAAAGGAGTATGTCAAACAACTAAGAAACAGAGATAAAGAAAAAAATAATAGATTACTTAGGGAAAGAAGAAAAAACGATTTAGAATGGGCAGACAAAATAAGAGAAGACGCTAGAAAAATTAGAAATGTTGCTGGTCCTACCAGATTTTATCTAGGACAAAAAATAACTCAACTACAGAGAAGAAAAAAAGAAGGAAAAATAAAAACTTGTACTTTAACAAGAGAAGAATTGTCTGACTTAATACCTAAAGATTTAAAATGCCCTATTTTTAAAGAACCTTTTAAATTTAATTGTCATAGTCAGTGGAATTTATCTATTGACAGAATTGATAATAGTTTAGGATACGATAAAGACAATGTAATTATAGTTTCAAAAAAAGCTAATCAAATAAAAAGTAATGCTAACGTAGAAGAATTATTTAAGGTTGCTAATTTTTATAAAAATCTAGAAGATTGTGCTTGACAATTACGAAAGTATGTGTTATACAATCAGTCTACTTTGAAAGGAGAATAATATGTCATTAGTCGAATTAGACTTTACGGAATCAACAGATTTGTTTGTTGTTCCAGAAGATACAGGGCCAGTAATTCCAAGAGCATCTATAAACAGAGATGCATTCTTTGGAGATGATATGGCTAGTGTACCTGTTCCATCAATTAAGTTGGAGCATCCTGATCACAGTACAGTGTTTGGTAAGAACGTATCGGTACGAGTGTTTGCTACTACTATGCAGACTTCTGTATTCGATAGTGATGAGGAAGAGTATACTAATATGTCTCAGCACTTTGTCAGGTTTGGTGACAAGGCGTTGGATTGGCAAGGTGGTAACAAGTGTGGTTGGATACCTTCCAAGCAACGTGAGAAGTTAAAGGCAGAAGATCCAGTTGCCTATGCAAGAGCCAGTAAGGTTAAATTGTATAGACATTTGTTTGGTATGATGACCATGACTGATGCAGTCAAGGCAGGTTCTGACCCAGTTGAGTTTGATCCTGTACCATTTCGTATGCGTCTTGGCCCATCTAACTTCTACGAAATTGGTAAAGTTGTCGGAGAGCTTTCTAAACAAAATAGGCAACACTTCAACTACAACCTAGAACTCTCTTATGGTGTTGAAAAGCGAGGATCTAATCAGTGGTTTGTTCTAAAGTACAAGCCCTTGCTAGATGCTAAGATTGACATTGATCAGGATGACAAGGATACTCTAGCAGTATTTCAACAAGTCATCAAAAAGGAGAATGATTCTGTAACAGAACGAATGAGAGAAAACATGGGTAGTTCTAATCTTGGTTCTGAATTTATAGACATAACTCCTGCTCAAGAAGATGACTGATCTTCAATCTAAACTAGATCTGTTTCTTGCAGGAACTCCAGAGATCCCTCGTAGTATCATCTATGAAGCTAGTCAGATGTTCAACGAGAAGTTATCTAGGTTTAACTACAAGAAGCTAGGTAGTAGTAATGGTTTACCCTCTATGTCTCAGATCGGTAAACCTATGTGTCAGCTACAAGCATCCAAACTTGGTTGGAAACAAGCACCAAAGCCAGATCATTTTAAGATCATGATGGCTTATGGTGATATGACTGAAGTTCTAGCTGTTGCTTTATTGTTATCAGCAGGTATAAAGATTACTGATATGAACAAGAAGGTCAAACTTCCAACTAAGTCAGGTGATATGTACGGTGAATTGGATTTAGTTATACAACTAGAGGATAAGAGTGTCTGGGATATTAAGAGTGCAAGTTCATGGTCTTATGACAAACGATTTGCTTCCTACGAACAACTAAAAAGACAGGATGACTTTGGTTACTGTTGTCAGTTGTTTGGTTATGCTAAAGCAGAGGGTGTAAAAGCAGGAGGTTGGATCATAGTTAATAAGGGTACAGGTCAGATGAAAGTAATTGAGGCTGATCCTGAAGATCAAGACTACTACATTGATTTAATTGAACAAAAAGCACTACA